TACCACCATGCAATCTGGGGTAGCGGTCTATCCAAAGCCGGATCGCTGGCGCGACACTATCAGCATCAACTTCGGCACTGGGACGAACAACAACGTCCACACGCCGGTTTTCCCCCGCTCTTACGAATACGTCCGTAGCTACTGGCCGAATGAGACAACGACCGGTCAGCCGCTGTTTTACGCCGATTACGATTACAAGCACTGGATCTTCGTGCCGACCCCGGCTGCGGATTACCCGATGGAGATCCTGTACTACGAACTGCCGCCGCTGTTGGACGACACGAACCAGACCAACTGGCTGACCGAGTTTGCGCCGAACCTGTTGCTGTACGGGTCGCTGGTGGAAGCCACGCCGTTTGTGAAGGACGATCAGCGCGTTCAGTTGTGGCAGACCTACTACGACCGGTCGCTGGCTGCGCTCAACGGCGAAGACCTCCAGAAGATCGTTGATCGGTCCACGAATCGCCGGGAGGCATAAGAAGTGACCACTACTTACGTGAATACGTTCGGGGGCACGAACATCTATCCAAGCGATGTCTCGTACCGTTATGTATCGCTGACGATTGATCAGGTTCTGGACTGGCCTTTAGAGGCTGCTCCGAGCACCAATGTCGTTGCGAAGATCATGGACGTTAATGCGACGACGACCAGTCTTGTCATCACGATGCCGGATGCAACCGAAGCCGGGACGGGTGAGACGGTTCTCTTTAACAACGTTGGCGCAAATACGTTCACGGTTAAGACCGCCACCGGCACCGTCATCTGCGCACCGCAATCAGGCACGACTTTTCAGATTTACCTGACCGATAACAGCACGGTTTCCGGTACGTGGCGTTCGTTCCAATACGGCGCTTCTGTGTCGTCTACAAACGCGGCTGCGCTTGCTGGATTGGGCATCAAGGCGATTGCAACGACGCTCAACCAGTCGATGCCGGTGACGACCTTTAGTACCAACTACACGACCGGTACGAGTGATCGCGCTAAGGTTTTAGTGTGGACGGGTGGTGCTGGCACGCTGTCGTTTGATGGCGCTCCGGTCTTGGGAAGCGATTGGTTCGTCAATGTTCGCAACAGCGGTACGGGCGATTTGACGCTTGATCCCACCAGCTCTGAGCAGATCAACAGCGCGAGCACGCTGACCTTATCTCCCGGCGACAGTGCGATTGTTGTAACGAACGGCGTGCAGTTCTGGACGATTGGTTTCGGTCAGTCTGCGGTTTACGCATTCAGCGTCTTGTCAATCGACATCTCGGGCAGTGGTGACTACACCCTGTCGGTAGCGGAACTAAATAAGACCGCTTACATCTTTACCGGCACGCTGACTGGCAATCGCGACATCATTGTTCCAACTACCGCCCAGCAGTACTGGGTCAGCAACCAGACATCCGGCTCTTACGCGCTCGGAGTTAAAACCGCTGCTCAGTCTCCCGCCGTTACCGTATCCAGTGGCGCAAGAGCCATTCTGTATTGCGACGGCACGAATGTGGTGGATGCGGATACGGCGACGATTGCTATCCCGGTTACGATTGCTCAGGGTGGTACTGGAGCAACAACGGCCAGCGGTGCGCGAACGAACTTGGGAGCAACCACCATAGGCAACGCTGTGTTTACAGCAGCCAGTACATCCGCAGCCCAGATTGCATTGGGGCTGGACCCCATTGAGGGCGGTACGTACTGATGCCTCTTCAGCCGGTCATTGTTCGCTCTGAACCGGGTATCAAGCGAGACGGTACCAAGTTTGAGGGCAACCATTACGTTGACGGACAGTGGGTCCGCTTTCAGCGTGGCTTACCCCGAAAGATGGGTGGCTATCGTGCGCTACAGGATCGTTTGGATGGCATTGCTCGTGGAATGCACATTCACAATCATAATGCTTTTACCTATACGCATATTGGGACATCGGACGGTGTATTTCGCTTTCGTTTAGACCAGAACGGTCTGTCTAGCATCGTTACTAATAGAACTGATCCCTCGTTTGTTTCAAATGAAAACAACATGTGGCAGTTCGATGTGGCGTTCAACACCACAAATAACCAGAACGAGATTCTGGCGCATGTTGCTCCAAACGTAGCTGACATCTCATCGGATGCTCCGGGGCAGTTGTATGTTGGCTATGACAACGGCACGGCTCCGCTAACTCCGGTTCCGTCGCTGACTATCTCTGGCGGTATCGTAGCTCTGGCTCCGTATGTCTTTGCGTATGGATCAGACGGTTTCGTGCAGTGGAGTCGCGCTGGTTATACGGACGACTGGAGCGGTGGCGATGCCGGTGCTGCTCGGGTTACCAGACAGAAGATTGTCAAAGGTCTTCCGCTTCGAGCCGGTGCCGGTAATGCGCCAGCCGGTTTGTTCTGGTCATTGGATTCTCTAGTTAGAGCTTCTTACGTGGGTAGCACTGCGGTATTCCAGTTTGACGTTATTACTTCGCAGTCGAGCATTCTCTCATCGCAGAGCGTGATTGAGTACGACGGTATTTACTACTGGTGCGGTGTTGACCGCTTCTTGATGTTCAACGGTGTGGTTCGCGAAGTTCCAAACAGCTTGAACCTGAACTGGTTCTTTGACAATTTGAACTACGCTCAGCGTCAGAAAGTCTTTGTGTTTAAGGTTCCGCGTTGGGGCGAGATTTGGTGGTGTTACCCGCGTGGTAATGCAACTGAATGCACCCATGCCGTTGTCTACAACGTGCGCGAGAATACGTGGTATGACACGATCCTACCCAATAGCGGACGCTCTGCCGGTCAGTATGCTCAGGTCTTCAGCTCGCCGCTGGTGGTTGGAGTTATTGACACCGAGACCGTTGGCTATCGCGGAACGCAAACCAGCGAGCTTCGCGTAACCGAAGATGACCAGCCGCGCATCATCAATGATCCCAAGGGCTACGTGGTGTGGCAGCATGAGTACGGTACCGATGAGATCAACGGCACTCAGATTCGCCCGGTGCAGTCGTACTTTGAAACGGCGGACATGTCGCTGATTGCATCTGAACAACCTCAGAACATGGCAATTCGCGTGGAGTACATTGAGCCTGACTTCGTCCTATCTGGAAACATGACCGTAGAAGTAACGGGTCGTGCAAACGCCAGAGCCGGTGAAGTCACAAGCGATCCGCAAATCATCTATGCAACACTGACAGATCGACAGCAGCAGTTGGTGTACTTCCGCGAGATTCGTCGTGAAATGCGATTCCGGTTTGAGAGCAACACGCTGGGCGGTAATTACCAGATGGGCCAGATCATCGCCCACATCGAACCGGCTACGGGTACGGTGCTCGGAGAGAATCCATGAGCCTGCTGACAGACCCGCGCTATCACAAGCTTCAGGACTGGGCTGATTACACAGTCTTTGATCTTGAGGGCTACGGTCCTATTGCTCGACTTGAGAAAGAGTCTGAGTGGCAGAATTGGGCGGCAGGCATTATTGGTATTAATGGCATCTCGCAGCAAAACCCTCCGTCGCCTTATCAGTTTGATGACTGGCGCGAATGGGCGCTTCGCTTCTATCAAGTTTTAGATTAGGTGAACTATGGCTAACTACTACACTTACGGCACGATCCCGAATGCTGAAGAGACGGTCTACGGACCTTTGTCTCAAGGCTACGCTGAGGGCGGTGAAGTAGCCCCTCCTTATATTCCGCCTGGCTTGCAAGCTTCTTTCTTGCGTATGCAGGGAAGGTCTCCTGAACAGTTGGCTGCAAAAGCAGAAGCCGCCACTAAAACAAAGACAGAACGTGAAGTCCTTTCCAGCCTTTTGCAAAGCAATCAGTTTGATTCGGCATTTAAGTATGCCAAGGACAACAACGTACAGAATCTTCTAATTGATCCAACTGAACTGAAAACGCTTCGTGGTCCGTTTAGTAACGATGAAATGAAGTCGTTCTTCAATGCTATGCCTAAGGATTTGATGGGCGAGCAGAAGGAACGCGAAGTTAAATTCACGCCAGATAAGGCGCTTGAGCAATCGCTGCAAGTTGCCCAGATTCCAAAGGAAGGCGCTGCACTTGGGCCGCTTGGAGAGCTTATCGGCTATCCGGATGTTCAGAGAGCATTTGAACCTCAAGAGCTTGTCAAAGAGATGACGGCTTTTGATAAGTTGATTCGCGCCGCTGTCATTGGTGGTGTTGCGTATGCTGGTGGAACTGCGCTTGCCGGTCTTGGTGGTGCTGGTGGAGCTGGTGCTGCGAGTGCTGGCGGAACTGGCGGCGGTCTTTCAAGCGTCAGTAGCGCGGTAAAAAGCGTTCTGGCTATTCCTGAAACAATTGGCATCAAGATTGGCGAGGCTTTGGGTTACAACACGCTAAGCACATTGCAGGCAAAAATGATTGGTAATGCGGTCATTTCTGGCGGCGTTACCGGAGCTAAGGGCGGCGATCTTGGGGACGTTCTTAAGTCTGCGGCAATGGCTGCTGGATTGACTTTCGTCAGCGATAAAGCAATTAAAGCCGTTACAAAGGCGGTTCAAGATAGCGGTCTTCTTAACTCAGCCTCAAAGGCCGGCGACGTTCTTCAGGGCGGAGTTGAAACAATTGACGATGCCACTGCGTCTAATATCACTCAGGGTATTGTAGACAATCTTGATCAAGTAAATGTAATTACAAATACTGGTGGCGCTTTGACAAACGCCGCTACAACATTGACTTCTGTTGCCGCTTCGCAACCTTCGACTAAAGAGCCTGAAGTTAAAGTTGAAACAACTAGGGATCAGGTTGAGGCTCCTCCGTCAGTTGTTGAGCCTCCGTTGTCTCAAGAGCCTCCTGCTGAGGAGCCGCCTCCTGTTGATGAGCAACCTGCTGCGGAAGAAGAAGTTAAAGTTGAAACAGAACGAGATCAGCCGACTACTCCGGTTGTGACTGAGCCTACCCCAAAAAGTCCTTTGGATGAGGCTGCTCCGGAAAAGCCTGAGGAAGAAGTTAAGGTTGAGACTGAGCGTGAGCCTGAAACTCCTCCGGTTGTCACTACTCCAACGAAGCCGCCTCTTGATGAGGTTAAAGTTGAAACGGAGCGTGAGCCTGAAACTCCGCCAGTTGTTACTACTCCGACGAAGCCTCCTCTTGATGAGGTTAAAGTTGAAACGGAGCGTGAGCCTGAGACCCCGCCAGTGGTCACCCCTCCTCCAAAAGACCCGCTTGATGAAGTTGTTATTGAAACAGACAAGCCTGTTAAAGATGACATTATCATTCCGCCGGTTGTGGTTCCTCCAACAACTCCGGTTGATCCTGTCAAAGAACCCAAGATCAATAAGCCTGATCCGCTTAAAGATTTGAAGGACAAGTATCTAAACTTGGAAAACATTCTTAAGTTGATCGGCGCTATTGGGTCTGCAACTTCAAAGACCCCGCAAGGTCCGACTGGTCCTTCCATTGGCTCCGGCGGTATGGGCGGCGCATTGCCGAAGTACACCTACACCCGCAAGCAGTTGAGTCCGGACATTGATTACTACACCTACGGAACTCGTCCTGAGGCGAAGTTCTTTGAGGACACGGTGCAGTTGGAGAAACCGGTACAGCCTCCCCTGTCAGAACCTGAGTCTCCGCCAGCCAATCCTCCGGGCAATACGGAAGATATGGTGGTGGGCGCTCAAGTACTGATCCCAGCTACGGTAGATGGTGTTGAAGGTTATTACACCGATTCAACTAAGCGTACATTTGTCCCTAATCCACCAAAGGCAGATGTGCCAATGGCTACGGGCGGTCTAACCGGTTACGCCAAGGGTGGCTCCAAGAGTTCGCGTTATGTAGATGGTCCCGGCTCGGGACGAGAAGACAAGATCCCGGCTCTTCTGAGCGACGGGGAATACGTGATTGATGCCGAAACGCTGGCCCTGCTGGGGGACGGCTCGACCAAGGAGGGTGCTCGGCGCATGGATCAGTTCCGTGCTAATATCCGGAAGCACAAGGGTCGTGCCCTATCGCGTGGCCGGATTAGTCCAAACGCAAAATCGCCTAGCAAGTACATGGGCGGAGGGTTGACCTAATGAGCTTTTTAGACTTTCTATTTGGGGGCAGCGCTCCTACACCCGGCACTTCAAGCACTAGTACCCAAGTTCAATTGCCAGAGTGGTACAACCAATACACCACTGACATGCTGGGTCGCGCTCAGGGTGTAGCTAACCTTCCGTATGCCCAGTACACCGGGCCGCGTATTGCTGGGTTTACCCCGACAGAGAAGACCGGCTTTGAAATGACTAAGGCAGCGGCTGGCTCATATCAGCCGTTCTTGGGGCAGGCTGGCGAAGCTTTAGCGGGAGCGAGTAAAACCTTCCCTAGTGCTGTTCAGGAGTACATGAACCCATACACCCAGAACGTGGTCGATCAGATCGCGGCGCAGGGTGTGCGCCAGTTACAGGAGAAATATCTCCCGGCTGTGGGGCAGGAGTTCATTCAGGCTGGTCAGTTTAACGTTGGCCCCGGCTCAACTCGTATGGGTGAGTTTGGTGCGCGTGCGTTGCGCGATGTCCAAGAGGCTGTGCTGGGCGAGCAAGCCAAAGCACTTCAAGCTGGGTACGGACAGGCTGCGGACATATTCCAATCTGACGCTGCTCGTAAGGCTCAATTAGCAGGAACGGCTGCGGACATTGCTGGCATGGCTCAGCGGTACGGCTTGACCGGAGCCGGAGCTGTTACTGGGGTTGGCGAGAAAGAGCGCGAGATGGGGCAGGCCAATCTTAATCTGGCGTATCAGGACTTCCTCAAGCAAGAGGGCTATCCGAAGGAACAGATCAAGTTCTTGTCGGATGTTCTTCAGGGCGTTCGATTGCCGCAAACGACTGTTTCTCAGACTACAGAAATGCCTGCTCAAGCGGGTGGCGCTTCAGCAATTGAGAAGGCCATCACTGGCGGCAAAGGCGCTGCCGACTTAATTGATATGTTTAGAAAGTATTTCCCGTCTAAATCTAGCGGCACCGACACCACCGATTACAGCAAATTGGCGGACTACTTAGATAGCCTCCGAAAGGTTGGGGGATAAACATGGACAGAGAAACTGCTGAAATGCTTGGCTTGCCCTACGATCCTATTCTTGATGAAGAAGAAACGGACGAGGAAGTTCAGGCTGAAGACGCTCAGGCCAATGAAGAGTCTGAAGCTGGCGGTCTTTCATACATTCCTGCACAAGTTAGACGGGAATATGAGCAGTCCCTGAAAGCTTACGAAGGTTCTTATAACAATCAGATTAATCAAATTCAAAAGGCTAGAGACCTTTTGCTGTCTCAGCCGACCGAGCTAAGCCGGAGTCAGTATCTCCAGCAGCTTGGTTCTGTGCTGACTTCTCCGCGAAAATCTACTGATCCGCGTTTTTACGAGCGTCGTAATCTCTTTACTTTCCTGCGCGATGTTGGGGAGCTTGGCTCTGCCAAGAAGGCAGCGGAAGATAAAGCCAAGCTTGAGCAACAACAGAAGTTGCTCCAGCTTGACGAACTTTCAGCAAAGTATGGTCAGGAGCGCGACTACAATCGCTTGAAGCTTGCTACCCAGTTGATGGGCAAGTACAAGCCAACGGCTGCTGAAAAAGTTCCGGATGAGATCACTCGGTTGCAAAACGACCGAGATCAGCTCATGCAAAAACGGTCAGCCATGGACCCGAGAGCGCCAGAGTACTTAGGCCTTGGTAAAAGGATTCAGGAACTGGATAGGCGCATCGCTTACCTTGGTGGAGAGAAAGGTAAGGAAGGCGAAGAGTCTACGGTTGGCGAGAAGGCTCTTGACAAAAAGATTGCTGATGAATACGCAAACTGGGTGGTTAGCGGTGGTGCTGTTCAAAGCGCATCACGCATCTCCAGAATTAATGACGTTATTTCTAAACTTGAGAAAAAAGACGACATCAGCGGATCAATTGTTGGGTTTGCTCTTGATAACCTGCCAACTGTTGCTTCTGTTCTTTATCCAGAGGCACAAGATGTTAAGGATGTTGTTGAGTCTGTTGTTCAGACCGACTTGCGTGCCATCTTGGGCGGTCAGTTTGCTCAGAAAGAAGGTGAGGCTCTCATCAAGCGCGCCTATAACCCGCGTCTTGATGAAGCAAAAAATGCTCGTCGTTTGAAGTTGTTAACTCTTCAAATGCAAATGGTCAACGATGAAAAGAATCGTGCAATGACTTACTTTGGCGAAAATAAAGGAAGTATGAAGGGGTATAACTTCCGTCCGTTTACTGCTAATGATTTCTTGACATCTGATCAGCTTGATCGCCTTGATGCTGGTGAAACGCCGGAGCAGATTCTTGGCATGACAAAACCAGCAGCGAAGCCTGCGGGGGGTAAACCTGCTGCTCCCAAGCCGAGTGAGCAAAAGCCAAAAAAATACTTTAAAGAAATTAAGGTCGGCGATCGAATCATTAAAGTTGAGGTTGAGGAGTAAGACCGAATGCCTACTTATACGATTGCGGGTAAACGGGTTACTTCTCCGGAGCCTCTTTCGGACGAGGAGCTTGCGGCTCTTTACAGTGACCTTACCGGAGTTAAGCCTGCCGCTCCGGCTCCTGCGCCTGCTGCTAAGCAGCGGCTTACGCCTGAGCTGCCGCGAGATATCCGCACTCCGCAGGACGTAGATGTCCGTCGTGGAGCTAGCGGTCTTCTGGGTCTACCCGGCGGTTTGCTTGACATCGCTACCGGCATCGCTGGCATTGGTGGTGAGAATGCAGTAACCCGCTGGCTTCGGGAGAAGGAGCGTTCTCTTGCCGCTCAAGCCCCGAGTCAAGAGGGTTACGAAGCCGGAAAGATTGTTCCGCAGATTGTTCCATCTCTTGGGGCTGCGAAAGTTGTATCTAAGATTCCGGCAGCTAGCACCGCTACCCGTGCTCTTCTTCAGGCTGCGGGGCAGGCTGGTCAGGCTTATGCGGTAACTCCGTCTGCATCCGAAGATCGTGAGCAGATGAGCGTGCTGGGGCTTGGTCCTCGCGAATCCGCTGCTGTCGTGGAAGGCGGTCTTGGCTTGGCAGGTGAGGCGGTTTCGCCTCTGGTTCGCGGTACGATTCGCACGGGACGTAAAGGCGTAGACTTTGCGCGATCCATGCAGGAAGGCTTCACGGGTCGCGTTCGTGGCGTTCCTACAACGCCGGTCACTGAAGAAGAGCGTGCCGCTCTTGCGATCACTCAGCGTCGAGGTGTGACTGCTGATGAGCAGGCGCTTGCCGATGCCGAGAAGGCTGCGCAAATGCGTCGCGAAGAGCTGAATGCTCTGCGTATTCGCCAGACTGAAGCGCAGGCTGCTCGCGAACAACAGCGTCAGGCTTTGATTGCTCAGAAGAAAGCAGCCGAGGAGGCTGAGGTTAAGGCGCTTGAAACAGTTGAGCTGACTCCGACTCGCGGTAAGCAGGAGCTTGGTCAGCGATTGCGCGACACCGTCATGGCTGCGCGTAAGAAGTACTTGGATGATCGCACTCAAGCGATCGGTAAGTTTGAATCCGGAGATGAAGTTCCGGTGTTCACCGCTGCTAAAGAGATGGAAGCGGCTGGTGAGTTCATCAACAAGACTGAAAAGTTTCAGGACCTTGTTAAATATTTGCGCGATCGTGGTGTTGGTCGGGTTGGAAAATCTGAGCTTGATCGTGAAGAAATCAAAGCATTTAAGAACGTCCTTCGCGATGTAACTCCGAAGCAGCGGATTTCTGAAACAATTCTAGATAAGGCCGGAAATAAGGCCGTTGTTCGTAGACTTGAGCCTGTTGATATTACGTTTGACAAGCTTGTTAAGTTGCGACGCCGTATTGCGGCGGGAGATCCGGGCGTTTCTGAAACTGGGTTCAAGGCTATTACTGGCAAAACCAGAGACGCATTGCTTGAGAAAATTGACAATGTTCTTGACGATTTCTCGCCCGGATACCTTGACTACAAGAAGGCTTACGCCGAAACATCCGAGCCGCTTGACTTCTTGAAGGTCAACACAGTTGGCAAGAAGGCTGCTGGCTTCCAGAAGTTTAGCCAAGAAGAGTTTCAGGCTAATCCTGAGTCTGTGCTCGACGCCCTGCTCAATAACCCCAGCAAGACCAATGCTGACAACCTGCTGAAGTTTGTCGGTAACGAAGGCAAGGACGATATTGAGCAGGTCGTGCTTGAGGCGCTAGTTAACAAGGCTGGCGGAAAGTCCAGCGGCTACGCCAAGGTCCTTGAGAAGTACGATGACTTCTTGGAGGCATTTCCGACCGCGAAGAAGCGTCTTCAGGACGAGTCTGCGGTATTTGATAAGGCGACTGCTCCGGCACGCGCTGAGTACGAGAGTGCGATCGCAGGTCTGGAGCGCATCAAGGGCGAGAAACTGGAAGACTCGCTTCGTCGCCGGATTGCAACCTCTGAGTTCCAGAAGGCCGATGCCATCCGCATCTCGTCTCAGGACAGGCTCAAGAACCTGCAAGACCTTGATAAGGACACGCTGATTGCGATCAGCGAAGAAGCCAACAAGATTCCGCTCAATACCTCGGTTGGGCTTGCTCAGGCTACGGCATTGGCTGCGATCGCAGGCGGTGCTGGACTTATTGCGAACGACTCTCCGCTTGTTGGCATTCTTGCCATCGCGGGTGGCGCTGCTACTAGCAAGGCTGCGCGAAATGCCTTTGCCAAGAAAAGAGCAGAAGTCTCTAACCGTATTGAAACCGAAGTTAGAAAGATCATCACGAGTCGCTCTGGCGAGCGTGCTGCTGCTCTCCAGCAGCGCATTGATAATCAAGACGGCATCATGCAGGCCCAGCGCATTGCGAACGAGGCGCTGAAGAATATTGGCTTCAAGCCGGGTACCGGCGCTGTCACGGCTAACGCCATCTACAAGGCATTCGCTGTTGATAAAGGCGCGGAGGCTGAAGGTGACGGCTCTAGCGCCGCTGGCGAAGAGGGCATTGTCCCTGACTCTGAGGGCGAGGCTGAGGTTGGTTCTGACGGCGAGTCATACGATATCGGTGAGATCATCTCAACTCGCGGCGCTGACGATCTGGCTCCGCTCATCATGTCAATCTATGAGCAAGAGTCGTCCTCTGGTAAGGCTGATACCAACAAAGAGAATTACGCTACCGCAAAAGGCCCGATGCAGGTCACGCGAGATACCTTTAACGGTATGCGCATGGCTGGTCTGATTCCTGAGAATTACAGCTTTGATAACCAGTCGCATCTGGCCGAGGCCGGTGTGGCGCTCATTCAGGATCTGGCTCGTCGTTACGGTAACGATCCTGAAAAGATTGCTGCGGCATACTACGGCGGTCCTCGCGCAGTATCTGAGCGTGGTATTCGACGGGAGCGCCGCGACCCAAAGAACCCCAAGGCCCCGACCGTAGGTCAATACGCCGATCAGGTATTGGCGCGATTGATGCCGACTGCTCAGGCTAGCGGAATGGCTGAGGGCGGTGCCGTTGAAGACACAACAGATTACACGCAATACAACGATCGCATCCTTCGTGCATTGATTAAGCGTTATGGCAACGAACAGAAAGCTCGTCAGGTAATGCGAGACACCGATGCCGGAGTGCTACTCAAGATTATGCGAGAAGAGGAAGGTGCTGCGCGATACAGTCCCGATGAGCGGGCCTTGCTAAGGCGTTACGCAAACAGGTAGAGTCAAGCCCATGAAAAAGAAGGACAAGTACATTCCAGTCCAAATAGAAGACGGGATATGGTACCGGGTCCGTGGGTACACACACTCGGAGTGCTGTGA